ACCTTGCTCTTCTTTTTTTGCCTCTCCACATTTAGGGCAAGGTAGAACACTATTTGTTAAAGCCACTCTCTGCGCATGCCTTTGAGTAGCCACTATACACTTCTGACAATTCTCTCCGGGCTTAACATCTTCATAAGGATGTCTTGTACATTTGTTCTTATCAATTCTAACCTTAGATTCTTCGCCGTTGAATTCAGCCAATGCCTTAGCAACTGCTGCAGCAATAGCTTGTTGTTTCGCTACTTCCTTTGCAGCGTCATCCATTTGAGCCATTTCTTGATTAATATTGACTTCAGGAGCCTTTACTTCTTCAGCTTCTTTCGCCGCTTTTTGTTCGCTTCGGATATTTTGCGCTTTTGCTCATCACTCATCTTTCCTTTAGGCATGTCCAGTCTCCATTTATATTACATTCCAAGGCATAGAACTGCTACGTCCACGAGCATACTCTTCTAATGCCACTTCATATCTATCTTTCTTTTGTGTCATCTGAATATCATCATGCCTACTAAATGTCATAGCTAAGGCATCGGCAATATTCGGTGATTTAATTCCTCGCTTCCTAAGATCTTTCTTGGATTCGAGTTTAAGCTTACCATGTGTAGTAAAGTCAGAAGTTAAACCTACAAGTTCTTCCCTAAGTTCCTCACATAGATTAGTATACAATCTTGAGAAGTGTGGATTCTCGTTAATAAACCAGTTCCTCATTTTATCCCAAGATTCATCTCTTAGCCTATCATACCTCTCTTTATTGGTAGCTTCAAATGATGATTTGTATTGAAATACAGCTTCTATATTTTTAAGTTCACCGCGCTCATGCATCTCTCTAACAGAGTCATATACACCTTTACCATCACCGATTGCATCAATAGCAATGAACTTGTAGTTATATTTAGCCCCTTCAGAGTTAAGCCAATCACGTACTTGATAAGAGATTTTTCTTGTATCTGCTTCCTGCCAAGTCTTAATGCTCATTAAGTTAGAGCCCCAGCGATGTACAAGAGCGATGTCATCACCACCACTTGTAGCAGGGTCAAGTGCTAAACTATGTGCTCTATTCTCATCTTTATGGAAGTCAGTCTTAAAGCAAGGCTCAATCACCTTTAGAGATATAAACTGATTCTTACCTGCAAGAGGGAAGTCGCCAGTAACACGAATACGATAATCATACCCATCTATATTACCTCCAGATATATCCAACCATTTCTGCACTTCCTTGGGATCGACACGACCATTATTTAAATCAGAATGAGGATTTCCTAATGCATCATGCCATATAGTTTCGAATTCTTTATCATGTGTATAAACTGAGCCATCTAGATGAAAAGTCTTCCATAGCTCTTTATTCTTGGTGAATGCCTCATATCCCCATCCAGTTCTACGGATAGGGTTACCTATGGCAAGAATTCTTGAACCTTCATCACTCATAGCACCTTCAACTACTCGGTAAATCTCAATAGGAACACCAGACCATTCGTCAATTAGGAATAGAACATTATGCTGCCCTGCCATTGCATCCGGGTTTTCTTTTCTCGCAGTACGTAAATCTAACCTCCATCCTCTTGAATCCTCTACTTGATAGATAGATTCAGCAGTAATCTCGAAGTGATCCTTAAAGTAAGCTGGGAGTAGGTCAATGCATTTGGATAACTGGGGCATGAATACGGTAGTTAAGTTTGATGCAGAAGGGGAGGTTACGATAATAGAGCAGCCTTCACCTTTAATAAAGTGGGTACACATCCACCAAATAGCACCTAATGCCATGATGAATGTCTTACCTAATCCGTGGCCAGATCTTACAATAGTTCTCTTGTTATCTACAATTGATTGAATAATTTCAGCTTGATAAGGAAGTATATTAGCGATCTTTAGCATGTATATAAAAGAGACAGGATTCTTCTGCCAGAACTTCATATACATCTGCATCTTCTTGCGGAGCTGCTTTAATTCACCATCAGTTATTATCTGATTTGACATTCTTCGCTCTCATCTTCTGCATTTTCTTATTTAGGAAGTCTACTTGCTCTTTGAGGTTTTCATTCTCTGTAGTGAGCATTCTATTCTCAGCCTTAACTTTATTATATTCATTAAGGATATCTTCGACTTCAGGAAGATCATACAGTATTGATTTAAGTGATATAGTAGTTTTCTGAAGGTCTTGATCGACAGGTTGTACTTTAGGTAATCGACTTTTAACTAGGTCGTTAAATCCACGCGGATCATTCTTCTGGAGATCCTTAAGGTATTGGAGTAGAAAGTCTTCGTCATCAAGGAGTAATCCTATAGCAGAGTCTAGATTCTCATAAATCTTTTTACTTTTTCGACGTTGCTTTTCCTCATTCTTTAAAGCCATTTACTCACCTTAAATGCTTAATAATGTTATATTTTAAACTTTTCAGACATTGAATATACTAATGAAGTTAGTATACATTATTGATATAGTCAATACAAATCAACTTACAATGCGGTGAGCTATGCCAAACCAAAATACAAGTATAGATAATCAGGATGCTTCTGCTGAAGAGAAGGAGCAGCTTAAGAAAATACATCGTTGGTATAAAGCCTCAGTTGAGAATGAGAGGACTTGGCGTAGAAGGGCTAGAATGTGGCATGACTACTATCATGGAGATCAACTCTCTGAAGAGATAATGAAGTTGATGCAGGCTAGGAAGCAGCCACCACTTAAGTTCAATCTCACAAAATCTATCGTAAATCTACTCACAGGCCAAGAGATTCAAGGTCGTACAGATATTAAATTCGTAGGATTTGAAGAGTCAGATAGTGTTCCAGCTGAACTACTTACAGATATATATCGCCAAAAAGGTGAAGAGGATAACTTCTCATATGAGGTTACCAAAGCTTTTCAAGATGGTGTTATTGGAGGTAGGGGTAACTTTTATATCGACTGGGATTCTGACGATAAAGAAATATTCCGTGAATATATAGATTGGGAAGAGATTTTTGTAGACGCTTGTAGTAAGAGAGTTGATTATAAAGATGCAAGACACATCTTTAGGGCTAAGTGGATTGATTTAGATGTCGCTATAGAAGCTTGGCCGGATAAAGAGAAGGAGCTTAAAAGTTTAGTTCACTCTGCTAATATTGATGAAACTGATAATGTAAATCGTACTCGCGAAAAGAAAGATTACTTTGATGATTTAATAGATGACCCAAAAAAATGGGTTGATACTGATAGAGATAGAATTAAGATTATCGAAGGTTGGTATTATTATAGAAATCCAGAAAATAATAAGTCAGAAATGTATAATTGTGTATTCTCTGATTCTGTATTTATAGTATCACCTGAGCCATTTGGAAGAAAGCACAATCAATTTCCTATTGTATTTACTCATTATAATAGAGATCGCCAAGGAGATCCGTACGGACTAGTTAAGGATCTTGTTGATCCTCAAGATGTTATAAATAGATCCTTCTCTAAATCAATGCATATATTGGGTACAAGACAAGTTCTTGCTGAGAAGGGGGCATTAGCTAATGTCGCTAAGGTTCAAGAGGAAATATGTAAACCTGATGCAGTTATAAATGATTTCGAAGATGGTTCTTTATCCTCTAATAAGATTAGGATTGAAGAGAATCGCGGTGATGCACAAATGGCATTCCAACATTTCGATATAGGTGTAAGTGCGATGCATCGAGTATCTGGAGTTAATCCCGAGCTACAGGGCCTGCATACAAATGCAAGATCAGGCACGGCCATCTCTATGAGGCTGAGGCAGGGTAACACAGTACTCACATCGCTTTACGATTGTTTGGAAAAGACCAAAAAGAAAGCAGCAGAGTTATATGTATATCTTATGGCTCAGTATATGACCAATAAAGAGATCATGCGCTACAAACTTCCCAATGGTCAAATAGCTACAGCTGAACTCAATTCTACTGAACTAGTAGATGATGGCACTGGGAATTTAATTGAAGCCAGAGTTAATGAGCTTAAAGAAATATTTGAATACGATATCGTTATTACAGAATCAGCTAAGTCTGCAAATGCAAATGAAGCAACACTTAATAGTCTAGTTGAAATGACTAAAGTTGCACCAGCCCTACAGAATAATGCAACATTCTTAGCAGAGATTATCAAAACAACAGATCTTCCAAATAAGGAACAATTGGCACAGGCAGTATTGCCACCGCCGCCGGGTGGAGATGGACAAACTCCTACCTCCTAAGCCCATAAAATAAACAGGATGCGAAAGCTACCCTAATCACGGAGTTATAAAAATGCCAGAACTTGATAACCTGTTCACAGCAGGTAGCAACAAGACAACAGGAGTGGAAGCAACCACGGATGCGAAAGCTACCCTAGAGGATGTATTACCTTCTGAAGAATCTGGACTTGAGCAAAACCAAGTAGAAGAAACACCTAATGTTGAAGTAGAGCCTCCGGTTCAAACTGAGACAGCAGGAGAATCTACACAGGATGAGGTTGATTATAAGGCTTTATATGAGTCTACCAAGCTTGATAAAGAGCGTATTGAAAAGCAGCATCGGGATAATCAATCCTATAATGATCGCCGCTTCAATGAGCTTCAACAAGAGTTTAGTAAATTTAAAGAAGCTAAAGAGCAGCCTAAAGAAAAAGAATATACTCAAGAAGAGTTAAATGATCTACAGTACTCAGATCCTAAGGAATGGTTTAGATTGATGGCAGCTGATTTGGGTTATACTCAACAGCCACAGCAACAAGCCGCACCTCAGGCAAATCAACTAGCTATTGATGAAGGAGTTCAGAGATCATTGCATGAAGACTACGATGATGTAGTCAATAATCTACTTGCAGTAAAAGCTTATCATCCTGAGATAATTGCTAAAATTCAAGCCTCGCCAAATAAAGCTAAAGCAGCTTATGAGGAAGGCAAGAAGCTTCAAGAAGCTAGTACCAATCAGGTAGACGCTGAAGCATTAAAAGAAAAACTCCGTGCAGAGATCCTTAAAGAAATGGAAGAAGGTAATAATAACACTAGAACTGGTCTACGGAAAGTTCCTTCTTCAGCTCCTGTAAAGGCATCTGCTACTACTAAGAGTAAAGATACTATGTCAGGATTATTTAGAGCTGGGAAGGGAGGTAGACGCTAAAATAAGGTAAGTCACAATGGCTATTTTAGATATCCCGACAACTCATGAATTGACCCAACAACAGTGGTCAAATGACATGTTCAAGGAGCATGTTGAAGAGCTATACTTCATGCCTTTCATGGGCGAGAGTATGAAAGCTCCTGTTATCGTTAAAAGAGAATTAGAGAAAGAAGCTGGCGATAAGCTAACTCTTCCTAAATCTTACTTACTTGATCAAGATTCCGGCGTTACTGGTTCTGTTACCCTAGAAGGTAAAGAGCAAGATATGAACTACGGCGATCAAACTTTGACAGCAATCGAAAAGCGTAATGCTGTTCGTTTCCGTCTTGGTATGAGTGATCAAAGAACTTCAATCAATCACGCTATGAATGCTCGCGAAATCCTCCTTGAATGGAAGACTCAAGAGACTGATAACGCAATGTTTGATGCAATGTCAACTACTCCTACTGCTAACCGTGAGCTTGCTGCAGATTCTACAGCTACTCATAGTGCTTCAGTTCCGGTTGCTGGTATTGATGATATCGCTACTACTGACGTTTGTACTGTTAAGGGTATTCGTCGTCTTAAGCTTCATGCAATCACTGGTAACGCTAATGCTGCTGAAAAGATCAAGCCATTTAAAGATGCTGCATTCGGCAAGCAGTCTTTCTTGTTATTCCTTGACCCTTGGTCACTTCAGGATCTAAAAGCAGACCCTGACTATGTAGCTTATGCTAAGGAAGAAGGTAAAGGTCGTGCTGCTTTCTTCGAAGGTGGTATCACTGACATCGACGGTGTTACAATCATCGAATGTGATAAGATTAAGCGTGAAGAGAATGCTGGTTCTGTATTTGTTGCTCGCAACCTACTTGTAGGTGCAGGTGCATGTGCAGTTAACTGGGCTGGTGCTCCTCTTATGGATGGTCAGCGTGGTCATATCCAGTGGACTGAAAAGGACTTCGATTATGGTAATCAGCTAGGTATCGCTGTTGGTGATATCAAAGGTGTTACTAAGATCCGTTTCAATCGCGACAATACTGGTCTTCAGGACGATAACGCTGTTATTCAGTTCTACACAGCTTCTGTTGTAAGCTAATTTATAGAGGTCCACTCTGGGCCTCTTCTTTACTTCAATAAAATAAGGAATAGCAAAAATGGCTACTATTACAAAATTCTTAAAAGGTGCTATGACTCGCCCGGTAAAACACATCGGTGCACACCTAATGCAAGCAGAGAATGTTCTTGACTTCGGTGCAGATGGAAATGATGTCGAAGCATCTGATGTTGTTCAGGCAATTATTCTCCCTGAGCAAGCTGTTGTTACTAAAGTTACTTTAGAAGTTACTACTGCAGAAGGTTCTGCAGTTACTTGTGACGTTGGTGATACAGATGATGTTGATGGTTGGGAGCCTGCTTTTGACTTAAATGCAGCTTCTGTACTTACAAAGAGTACTGGCTCTTATGATGTTAATGGTAAGCGTTATAATAGCGCCGATAGAACTATTGATCTAGTTCCTTCTGCGGATCTTGACACTTGTAAAGTGTGGGTTGCTGCAGAGTACTACGTTAGAGAGTTATTCTAATCTAAATTAAGGGGGCCTAAAATGCCACTACCACATGAATTTGATAGAGTCATAGGTAAAGTCACAAGAGTAACAGGTGATGTAAATTTCATCCGTTGGTCTAAAGATGAGCTTATTGATTATATCAATGAGGGCCAGCGGGAATACTGTGAGAAGACATTTATTCTCCGGTCCGAGGGCCCCCTTACGACACGTGAAAATACAGAAATATACACTCTTCCAGAAGATTGCTTTAATGTAGATCGCATTGAGCGTCACGACGGATGTGTAATTCAGAAGACTACTTCAAGAGATATTGAAAGGCAGTTTGGCCCTAGATATAGAATCTCAAGAGGTAGCGTAACTCATTACTATCAAGACCTTGACGGACAAAGGCAGTTAAGGTTCTTTCCAATTCCAACAGATCAAGTCTTATCAGAGTACTTAGATTTCACTGGTGAGCTTGGTGTAGTTGTCGCTGCTGATTCAGTTGACTTTGAGCCTATCGTAGTAGATGGAGTTCAAATCTATGATGAGTCTGATCCACTATATATAGCCAACGCTACACCAATTGAATTTGATTCAGAGCTTGGTGTTACTGTTGACTCTACTTTAGAGAATGAAGATGGGGAGGATACTAATACATTTAATTATGAAGAAGGTGCTGTCACTGGAGTACTGAGCACAGAGGGTAAATTTAGAGTCTGGTATTCAAGGTATCCTAGATTAGGTAAGCTTGAGATAGATGATGATCAGGCTTTATATAACTATGCCCTTCATAAGTGCTACGAGAAAGACGGGCCGCAACAGAATTTAGAACTATCTCTTTTGTATGAGAATAAATATCAAGAAAGAGTTAATAGAGAAATAGGCAGAGTAGCCTCAGGACAAAATGCCGCAATGTCAGTGAGAGGTGTTTATGCCTAATAATACATATCAAAAAGATTTAGCTGGTGTTGAAGACTTAGCTTACGACACCAATCGAAATAATGAATCGTTCTCACGTAGAACATCGACAGGTCTCAATCAGAATATAACTAAAATCAATGCAAGACATATACCTGTTAGTAATGCTTTGACTTTAGGTGATGCTGAGAGTGTGGAGGATTTCCTAAAAGAGATATTAGAGACTATTGGTAATGGTAAATTCTTAGGAGTATTTCCAACTCAAGACGCTTTAGAGACTGCATACCCTACTGCTGAAGATGACTCTGTAGCTTGGGTTATAGAATTTAGATCCATGTTTGAATGGAAGGGTACTCAATGGGATAACTCAAATTCTTATCTTGGCGAGCATGCAGATGAAGCTGCACTTATAGACGCTTATCCAAACCCACCATACACAGATTCTTACGCATTTGTAACAGCTACAAAATCATTTTGGTTCTGGGATCAAACACTTGGAACTCCTGCTTGGGTAGATACTTTAACCTCATCAGATGCTATGCTAAAGGCTATTTATGATCCTGCAGGCATTGAAGAGCAATTAGTGGGGTTAACTGCCACTCAATCAATGACTAATAAAACTGTTAATGATGTTGTTCTTCCCTTATTTCATAGGCCTCTTGGTAATTCTATGGCTATACCAATCGGTACTGGTGCAGTTTCTTGTGATAGATCTTCTACAGCTTCTTATGTAGATAGGTATGGTATAGTTCAATATGCTGCAATAGACGAACCAAGATTTGAGAAGCAAGGTCTATTAATTGAAGAAGCTACTACCAATGAAATGTGGCCTTCTGAAGATTCAACAAGCCCAAGATGGAATGACCCTTCCGGAGAGTGGAGTTCAGTTTCAAATAATGTAGTTTCACCTGATGGAACGACCAATGCTGATACTATTACTTTAACTGCTGGTGACAATAGCGCACTTCTTAGATTATCTTTGAGCGCCATACCAGTAGGAACATATACGGTGTCATTCTGGATCAAAGATATCACAGGGACAACAGGTATATCAGGTCAAGTTGATTTGGATGATGAAGGTGTCGGCCCTACCACTCCTGATTTAAATACAGTAGGAACTGAATGGGTAAGAGTCTATAGGACTATTACGACAACAGCAGTAGCAAATTGGGTTGATATTCAATTAGATTTTTCTGGAGCTAGTTATGATGTATCAATATGGGGCGTTCAAGTTGAGCCCAAATCTTTTATGACTTCCTATGTCCCAACTTCCACAGGGGTTGCCACAAGATCAGTAGAAACTTTAGATATAGATCCTGACAATATTCCTCTTTGGTCTGATGGATGGGGCTTATCTTTTGATATGAATGTAATTGGATTCTCTACAGCTAAACAGTGGCTTCGGTTTGGAGGCCCTAATAATAACTTCCTTCAGAGTACATTAAATAATAATATTGTTTGGTGGTCTGATGGCCTTAATACGTCAGGTACATTATCTGGGAGTTTTATTAATAGACCTCTTCGCCTTACCTGCACAAATGGTACATCCAGAGAGAAAATGGTCTATGAAAATGGAGAGGAGTTAAGTCTTAGTAATAATAATCTTGTTATTGATAATACTCAGCTAACAGACTTTAGAATAGTTGGCACTAATGCCCATTATAAAAACTTAAGGGTCTATGATAAAGAGCTCTCAGATAATGAAGCGAGGTACGTATAATGAGATCTTTTAGAACATTAAACTCACTACAGAAAGATTTTGTAGTTAATATCCTTGATTACATTAAAGATACAGATGCTCAAGTAGATGAATCCGCTAACGTTCAGGCAGCTCTAGATTCACTTGCTGATTACGGTGGTTCTTTATATATCCCTACTGGTGTTGAGGCTTATTGTGCAAGTCCAATAACCTTGCCAGCTAATTGTGATATCATTGGGGATACTAGAGCCACACACCTAGCCTTTGCATCTAATGAGGTATCAGGTTTAGTATTAGGAGCTTCTGCTACATTAATAATGGAGATATCATCTTCTGTAACAAATATCAGAATATTAAGTAAATCATTTAGAGATACTACAGGAGTTGCTGATCCAGAACCTTTCTTTTCTGGGACAGGGATAACTATTAATAGTACTGATGTAACAGTCGATGGATGTTCTGTTTATGGATTTATAACTGGGATTACCTCAAGTGGACCAACTGGCAGAACTTATCTTAATGATATGAAGATGGATAATACATCTTGTATAATCTTAGATAACTCAGAAGATACGAGTAGGCTTGAGAATATTCAATGCTGGCCCTTTGCTGGTGGATTTACAGATACTGATAAGACAAGAGCCGGTACTGCTATAAGACTTCAGAATAATGCGGACTGGACACGTGTAACTAATTGTTTTACATGGGGTTATAACATTGGCTTTCATTTAGATGATTCCCGTTCAAATGTTCAATTGATTGGCTGCGGATCTGACTACCCTTTTCTTAGTGTAGTCTCTACTGGTGTTTTGATTGATGGCGATTCAGGAACAACTCTAATTGATGGCTTCCAATCTGAGTTAACTTCAACAGGTATAAATACTAATATTACTCCAAGTCCCGATAATGTCGGAAGCACAACAATAGTTAATTGTCATTTTGGTAGATTCTCTGATGGTGTGGTTATTACTGCTGGTGATGCAATAATTAAAAATTGTGTATTTACAGGTCAGAGAGATTTAAATGAGCATCCATTGGGATTAAATAGAGGGATTTACCTTCCTACAGATACAGAGTATGTAAACGCTTCTGATAATATATATGAGAATATGACTGCTTTAGTTCCTTTTGCCTCTAAGGCATTAGAGCAAGCAGGGGCTCCTGCAGCTGGGCTTAGACTTTTGGATAGAAACTTATTTAATAATGTTACTGATCAAGGAGATGCAACATGAGTAATGCATATAAGAAGGATCTTGCAGGATTACAAGATTTATTCTTTGATACGAATGGTACTAATGAATCATTCTCCAGAGAGACATCTACAGGTCTTTCACAGAATATAAAAGGTCTAAATGCTAGTGACCTTCCACTTTTATTAGCTACTAGATCTCTGGAGCTTTATGATCAAGTACAGATGAGTGCCGATGAAGTTGACTCTGCTATCACTCAAATATGTGCAAGCTTAGCAAGTATTCATAAATTCCAGAATCAAGATGTTTTAGATGACATCGATTCAGCAGGATCTGGCGCCATTATCACTACTCAAGAAAGAGATAAACTTAACTCTATTACAGATACTGGATCAGGTGAGATCATTACAGATGCA